TTCGGAAAATATAGAGGCAAATAGAAATCCTGCCTGGGACGCTAGGGTTGAATATGAAGGTTTAGATTTAGACTTGGGTGGCAAGTTCCTTAAATTTATTTACAATAATAAAGTCCCTCAATTCTTTAATAAACTCCTAAAGGGATTTAAGATGCCCCCTACTAGAGTGGGAGGAGAGTCAAAAGGATATACGATTGGTCATCCAGACTACGGTTATTTAGAGCGTGATACTGGAGGCCCAATGATTTTTGAGTCTGAGGCGGAAGCAAGAGATTATAGAGATGCACAAACAGGGATAGGGTCGAATGAGGGTGTTCCCACAGGAGTAGGGCCAAATTTGGGTTTCCCGTATGGTTGGCACTGGGAAAGTATGACGATAGACCCGATTGATCCTGATGAGCCAGAAGTATGGCAGCAAAGAATAACTGATGAGATGAGAGAGAAGTTCAAGGAAGGAATGTCTTTAACTAAGCGAGAAGATACGGGGCTTCTAGGGAGCTATGCGTAATGCCTATACAACGCTGTACGCTTAAAGAAGGAAAGAAAGGCTGGAAATGGGGTTCTTCTGGGAAGTGTTATCCCAACAAATCACAAGCAGAGAGGCAGATGAGAGCGATTCATGCAAGCAAGAGTAGAGCTAGAAAAAGCAGTAGAAATCGCTAGGGAGATAAGGACAAGAGAAAGGTTCAATAAGATTGACCTGTATGACCCTTACCCTTATCAACTTAACTTCCACGAAACTGGAGGTTCTGCTAACCAGCGACTTTTAATGGCTGCCAACAGAATAGGAAAAAGTTACTGTGGTGCAGCAGAGATGGCTTTCCATACAACTGGGTTATATCCCAAGTGGTGGCAGGGCCGAAGATACCGACAGCCAATAATAGCGTGGGCTGGTGGAGTATCGAATGAAACAACACGCGATATAGTACAGTATGAACTATTGGGTTCCCCGGATGACCCAGAGGCTTTCGGTTCAGGGTCTATCCCTAAAAAGCTAATAATAAAAACCGAAAGAAAACCTGGAGTCCCTAATGCCAAATCGGTCGCTCTAATCAAGCACGTTAGCGGTGGGAACTCTTCTTTATTCTTTAAAGCCTACGAGATGGGCCAAGAGAAATGGCAGGGTCGTTCAGTAGATTGCATATGGTTGGATGAGGAACCAAACAGGGATATATACTCCCAAGCAGTTACTCGAACTTTGGATCGTAGGGGTATGGTTTATATGACTTTTACTCCAGAACAGGGGATGACAGAAACTGTAGCCTCGTTTATGAACAACCTCCAATCAGGCCAATCCCTGACAAACGCCACCTGGGATGATGCCTCTGAGAGAATCTTCTCTATGGGAGGAGAAAGAGGTCACCTCTCAGAAGTTGTAATGGAACAGATATTGTCCAGTTACAGCCCCCATGAGAGAGAGATGAGGCGTAACGGTAGACCCTCGATTGGTTCAGGATTGGTTTTCCCACTGGGGGAAGAAAAGATAATAATTGATCCTGTGCGTATAAAAAGTCATTGGCCCAGGATAGCAGCTATAGATTTCGGTTGGGATCACCCCACTGCTCTCGTATGGTGTGCTATTGATAGGGATACAGAAACTTTTTATGTGTACGATTGCTACAGGGCTTCAAAAGCAAGCCCCACTGTACACGCTTCATGTATACGGCAACGACCTATGTTTATACCCATAGCCTACCCACATGACGGGAATCGCAGGGATAGCATGGGAAACCCAGGTCTTGCCGACCAGTATAGAAATCTAGGTTGTAATTTTAGACTAGAGCATTTCACCAATCCCCCGGCCTTGGGAGAGAATAAAGGTTCTAACTCTGTAGAGGAAGGCTTAATGGCAATGCTACAGTCTATAGAGGCTGATAAGTTTAAAGTGTTTTCAACACTTCCAGATTGGTTTGAAGAGTTTAGAATGTATCACAGGAAGGATAACAAAGTAGTCCCAATTAGGGATGACCTCATGTCTGCAACGAGGTATGCGTTTCAGTCCCAGCGTTTTGCTATAGCTGGTGAAGACCCCACATGGACACAAGATGTTAAATACAGGAATTATGGAATTGTTTAATGGCTAGTGAAAAAATTACTGAAGAAGAATTAGTAACCAGGATACGAGGGGAAATCTCTGATTCTCTTGGTTATATGGGTGATGTAATATCTACTCAGCGCGAACAAGCCATGAAGTATTACTATGGCCTACCCTTTGGTAATGAAGTTGAAGGGCGTAGCCAGTTCGTAGATTCTACTGTACAAGATACTATTGAATGGATAAAACCATCCTTGATGCGAGTATTCGCTTCTGGGGATGAGATGGTCAAGTTCTCCCCACACGGCCCGGAAGACGTAGAGATGGCTAAACAGGCTACAGACTACGTTAATTATGTTTTTACAAAAGACAATCCGGGCTGGGAGATTATGTACTCTTGGTTCACAGATGCTTTACTATCAAAGAATGGAATAGTAAAAGTTTGGTGGGATGAGTACGATGAACCCAGCAGAGAAGAGTATCGTAATTTAGATGAGTATGAATTTACAATTTTAATTAACGATGATGAGATAGAAGTTATAGAACATACATCTCATGGTGAAGGCCAAACAATGACCCATGATGTAGTTCTTAGTCGAAACTCCCATAGCGGAAAGATAAAAATAGAGAATGTTCCTCCCTCAGAATTTCTTATTAGTCGGGAATCTAAGAGTATTCAAGATGCTAGGTTTGTATGCCATAGGGTTATAAAAACACTCTCTGAGCTAAGAGTGATGTATCCAGATGAAGACCTTGATCCAGGTGAGCTTGGTGGGGGTGATGATGATATGTCTGCGTTCTCTGCTGAAAGGCTGGAGCGTTTTCAGTTCGATAAATCTGCTAAGTATTGGGAAGGTATGGGAGGCGGAGATGACTATGGAGAGGAAGGTTTACGAACCTACTGGCTGCATGAGTCTTATCTAAAAACAGATTTTGATGGGGATGGTATTACAGAACTTAGAAAAGTTTGCACTGTAGGCTCTAAAGTCTTAGCGAATGATGAGATAGATTTTGTTCCACTTATTTCTATTACTCCTATAAAAATTCCGCATAAGTTTTTTGGTTTGTCGGTTGCAGATTTAGTGATGGACTTACAGCTAATGAAGTCTACGCTAATGCGAAACCTCATGGATAATATGTACAACCAGAACTTTGGACGGTTTGCAGTTTTAGAGGGGCAGGCGAATCTCGATGATCTACTCACCCAACGCCCTGGTGGAGTAGTTAGAGTTAAATCCCCCAACGCCGTAACGCCCCTCGCTACCCCTGCATTGCAACCCTACTCATTCCAGATGCTTGAGTATTTAGATAGTGTAAGGGAATCTAGGGCTGGTGTATCTAAGATGTCTCAGGGGTTAGATGAGAATGCCTTGACATCACACACCACGGCTACTGCTGTAAACGCCGTTATGAATGCCTCACAGAGTAGGGTCGAATTGATTGCCAGGAACTTTGCCGAAACTGGCGTAAAAGATTTAATGATAAGGATATATCAACTACTGTACAAGAATCAAGATAAAGAAAGAGTGGTTAGATTACGCAATGAATGGATTCCGGTACGTCCTGACGCTTGGAATGATAAGTATGATTGTACTGTTTCTGTGGCTCTAGGAAGTGGAAACAAAGATCAACAGATGATGCACCTTTCCCAGATGCTCTCTTTTGCTGGAGAGGCAATGTCTGGTGGATTGAAAATTGTATCCGAACAGAATATGTATAACTTGGGGGCATCTCTTGTAAAGGCTATGGGTTTTCAGAATGTAGATGATTTCTTAACTGATCCTTCTACAATTCCTGAGCAACCCCCAGAGCCTGATTTAGAAGAGCAAGCAAAACTAATGGAAGCTCAAGTTAAACAAGAAGAAGTAAAAATCAAGGCTGCGGAAGTTCAACTTAAAGCCCAAAAGATTCAGCAGGAGTACCAGAAGTTAGCGGTAGACTCTAGATTAAAAGCTGAGGAAATTAGCATTGAAAGAGAACAACGACGAGCCGTAGCTATAGGGGATACCTAATGTTAAGAAAAGGAAAAAAACCACCTTCAAAGGATACTTTAGATGGTGAGATAAAACGATTAGACGTTGCCTCACAAACCCCCTTTGAGAAGGCTAGACGACGAAGACGCATCTATCAATCAAAACAACATAAGGTTTCATAAATTATAGGTAACACATGACACCAGAAGAAAGAGAGAGAAGGGCGAAGGGTTTAGTCGATGATCCATTGCTACAGGAATCATACGATATTTTAAGAGAAGATTTAATGAACCGCTGGATAAACAGTGGGTCAACAGATTCGGAGGCCAGGGAATCAATCTGGCTTGCGATAAGACTGCTTGAGCGGATCGAAGGTCATATAAAGTCCATAATTGAAACTGGACATATGAATGAGATTCTGGACAAGCAACACCCTTATATCTGATAGAGGAATTTAATTATGGCGGATACGCAGAATGCCCCGCAAGTCCCGGCTGGATTACAGCCGATACCCGCACTAGGTGGAAGTATCACCGAAGCACAAGAAGCATTACTTGGCTTAGAGGAACCTGAAGAGGAAACCCCTCAAACTGAGGAAGCACAACCTACCGAAGTTGAAGAGTCTCAACCTGAAGAGGAAGACGAATCATTTGAGGAGGAATCTGAGGAGGAAGAAGAAGCTGAAGAAGCTGAAGAAGAATCTGAAGAACCCGACGAAGAAGAGGAAGGGGCACTTTACGCTGTTACCGTAAATGGTGAAGAGCGGGAAGTAAGCCTTGACGAACTTTTAAGCGGATATAGCCGTCAGTCGGATTATACTCGAAAGACGCAAGAGCTGTCAGAAGAGCGAAAACAGATGGAGTCCCTTGGACAAAGGTACAACTCTGAGGTTGCTCAAATACAGTCAGAGCGTCAGCAGTACATGATGAATCTACAACAAATTATAGAGAGTGCTACCGGAGATTTACAACAATTCTCTAGTGTTGATTGGGCATCTTTAAAAGAATCCGATCCAATAGAGTATGTGACTAAGCGCGAAGAGTTTAGAGAATCCCAGGAAAAAATCCAGGCCATTCAATACCAGCATGAAGCTACAAGGCAGAAACATTTGAATGAAGAGGAAACTCTCAAAAAAACTGTAGTTAGAGAAGAGCATAAGAAGTTAGTAAAATCTATGCCCGAATGGGGCGAACCAGAGACACAGAAAAAACTTGCTTCTGATATAAAATCTTACGGTCTTGAACAGGGATTTACAGGTGAAGAGCTTTCTTCTCTTGTAGATCATCGTTCTGTTCTTGTTTTATTGAAGGCTTTGAAGTACGACCAAATGCAAAATGCGGATGTAAAGTCAAAGAAAATAAAAAATAAACCGAAAGTTATTAGAGCAGGAAAAGGCAAGTCTACATCTGATAGTTCCAAATCTAAACGTACTGCACAAATGAAGCGTCTTCGAGGCACAGGACATCTTGATGATGCGTCTGCGCTCTTGGAGGATTTTATAGACATTTAACTAAGGAGACAACGCTATGGGCGTTCCGTCAGATACAAGGGAAACCTATGGTGCTATAGGCATCAGGGAAGACCTAAGTAATATAATTTACAATATTAGTCCAATGGACACGCCGTTTCTTAACGGTG